GTCCCAAGAGGCAGAAATGCTGGCTTTGGCACCCAAAGCACCGTTTATTGGCTATGGCGGCCAGTTTGAGGGCTACGAGAACCAGTGGAAGACGGCCAACACGACCAATTGGCCGTATTTGGAGGTAAATCCAGACGTTACAGACGGCGCGGGCGCTACGCTGCCACTACCCCAGCGTGCCCAGCCGCCAATGGCTTCCAGCGGGCTGCTACAGGCCAAGGCAGGCGCGTCTGAAGACATCAAAGCATCTACAGGCCAATATAACGCTTCTTTGGGTATGACTTCTAATGAGCGCAGCGGCAAAGCCATTTTGGCTCGCCAGCGTGAGGGTGATGTCGGGACGTACCACTTTGGTGACAACTTGGCTCGTGGCGTGCGGTATTTGACCCGCCAACTAGTTGATCTGATCCCCAAAATCTACGACACACAGCGCATTGCCCGCATTATTGGCGAGGACGGCGAGACCAGCATGGTCAAGATTGACCCAATGCAGCAAGAGCCGGTCAAGAAGATTGTGGATCAAGAAGGCATTGTGATCGACAAAATTTACAACCCCGGCGTCGGCAAATACGACGTTGTGGCGACCACCGGCCCAGGCTACGCGACCAAGCGCCAAGAGGCGCTGGAGGCGATGGGCCAACTGTTGCAGGGCAACCCGCAGCTATGGCAAGTGGCCGGTGACCTGTTTGTCAAGAACATGGATTGGCCTGGTGCCCAAGAGATGGCAAAGCGTTTTGCCAAGACCATTGACCCCAAGTTAATGAGCGATGCCGATGAAAACCCAGAGTTGCAAGCCGCACAGCAGCAAATGCAAGCTATGGGTCAGGAAATGGAGCAGATGCACACAATGCTCCAGAACGTCGGCAAGTCTATTGAAATGCAAGAGCAGCGCCGCAAGGATTACGAGGCTGAAATTAAGGCTTACCAAGCTGAGACACAGCGCATCACTGCTACACAAGCGGGCATGAACGAGCAGCAAATTCAAGATATTGCTATGGGTGTGGTGGCCGCTGCGATGGAGTCTAACGGCCAGATTGGTGGTATTCCTGAGATGCCAGAACAACAGATGGATGTGGGCATGGACGGTATGCCTGAAATGCCACAGCCTATGCTACCAATGGAGCAGTTACAATGACCGCCGCACAACTAATGGGGTTACTGTTCTTAGGCCGCAACGTGGCCCACAGCGTCCACTTGAACACTCGCAGCTATTCCAAGCACGTTGCGCTCAATATCTTCTATGAGCGCATTATTGGCGTTGCGGACGACTTTGCCGAAGCCTATCAAGGCCGTCATGGTTTAATTGGCCCTATTGCCATTCCAGCGGCCAAAAAGACTACAAACATCATTGAGTTTTTACAGGCCCAGCTTGATGAGATTGAAAAAAACCGCTACGAAGTCTGTGATAAGTCTGACTCAACAATTCAACAACTCATAGATAACATCATTGAAGTTTATCTGCGAACTTTATATAAGTTAAGGTTTCTTGCATGAAACGCGCCGAAGCAAAATTGTTAAGTTTGAAAACGTATAGCACGGGTAAACCGTGCAAACGTGGGCATTTTGCAAATCGGTATACCATCGGCGCTAAGTGCATCGAATGCACGAAAATTCAGTCCGTTGCTTGGCGTAAAGAAAATCCTGAAAAGTATTTAGCCTCCGTGCAAAATTGGGTTGACAATAACCGCGAACTTCACGGTACGCGTGTTAAACGTTGGCAAGCAACCAATAAAGATAAAGTGCGCGCGGACGCAAAAACATGGGCTTCCGCAAATCCTGACAAAATTAAAGCCAAAGCACTCCGGTACATTAAAAAGCATCCTGACGCATACACTGCGCGATCTGTAGCAAGTGTCGCCAAAAGGGCTAAACGTGTGCCACAATGGCTTACTTCAGAGGATAAGTGGTTAATGCGTGAAGCCTATTCACTTGCTAAACTAAGAACAGAATTGTTTGGGTTTAAGTGGGAAGTTGACCACATAATTCCTTTGCGTGGTAATTTAGTTTCTGGGCTTCACGTACCAACAAATTTGCAAGTGCTGCCTAAAATAGAAAACCGTAACAAAAGAAATCATTATTTTTTAGCGTAAGGAAACATCATGGCTAATTACACCCAAACCGCAGCGACAACACAAATTAAAGTTGGTGCTGGAAAACTTTACGGCATTTTTGTTTCGGCGTCCTCTAGCGGCACTTTAACAATTTATGACTCTGGCGCTTCTAGCACCGGCGACCCTAAGATTTCGGACACAATCGCTGTGTCAGCGGGTACAAGCTATTTGAACATCCCAGCGGGTTTGTTCTTTAACAAAGGGCTGTATATTGTGCTGGCTGGAACTTCCGCAGCATTTACTGTTGCATACGATTAAAGGTAAATCATGGCCGTCTTTCTCTCCCCCGTGGGCGGCGCAGCGGCCCAGTTTTTTACCAACAGCGGTGTTCCTTTAACTGGCGGCAAGCTGTACTCTTATGCGGCAGGCACAACCACACCAAAAGCAACATATACATCGTCTAGCGGTGCAACGGCACATACCAACCCAATTATTTTAGACTCGGCTGGTCGTGTGCCAGGGGGCGAAGTTTGGTTAATAGCTGCTGCGTATAAATTTGTTTTAAATACATCAACAGATGTTTTAATTGCAACTTACGACAACATAACTGGGATTGGGGCGACCAGTTACCAAATAGACAATTTTACTGGTACAGGATCGCAAACGGCATTTACATTGACCGCAGCTTCAATAGGTGAAAATGCTACTTTTGTATATATTAATGGTGTGTACCAAAACAAAAACACTTACATTGTTTCCGGCGTAACTGTGACGTTTTCGCAAGCCCCACCTTTGACTTCGTTAATTGAAGTAATGTACAACTAATGGCTAACAGCAAAATCTCCGCACTTACATCTGCCGCCACGGTTGCGGGGACAGAGGTTTTGCCAATTGTTCAATCAAGTTCAACAGTCAAAGTTGCCATTTCTGATTTAAACCCTGGTCTTAGCACCATATTGGCGACAAAAGGCGGCACGGGCCAGACGTCTTATGCTGTTGGCGATTTGCTTTACGCTTCAACTACTACCGCGCTATCCAAACTTGCTGACGTAGCCACTGGAAACGCCCTTATTTCTGGCGGTGTAGGTGTAGCGCCAAGTTACGGAAAGATTGGCCTTACAACCCATGTAAGTGGCATATTGCCCGTTGCCAATGGCGGCACAAACGCATCTAGCGCCAGCATTACAGCATTCAACAATATTACTGGTTATTCGGCATCGGGCGCAACTGGTACGACTACCACAAATTTAGTTTTTAGCACCAGCCCATCAATTACCACCCCGACATTAGTTGGTAATGCAACGTTGAGCACAGGCAATTTGGTTATTAGCGCGTCCGGCAAAGGTATTGCGGGAACAACAACCAATAACGACGCCGACGCTGGCGTGGTTGGTGAATTTGTGTCATCGTATGTAACTTCACTTGTTTCTATGACCTCAGGAACGGCAAGAAATGTAACTTCAATTTCCTTGACCGCTGGAGATTGGGATGTGACGGGAAACATTGGTTTTCTTCCGGCGGCAACTACTTCAATCACTGCGCTGGCAGGAACAATTTTTACAACATCGGCAACATACCAAGACAATTCACAGTATTCCTTCCAAGATTACTATTCATCAATTATTCCAGGTGGTTCTACGACGTTCTACAAAACAATTCCAACAGTCAGGTTTAGTTTGGCTTCCACCACAACCGTGTACCTTATTGCAAGAGCAAGTTTTTCAGTTTCCTTGCTTTATCACGGTAGTGCATTTATTCGCGCACGGCGCGTTCGGTAAAGGATTTTGAAATGATTTACATAACAATTAACGAAGATGATGCTGTCGAAATTAGAGAAGACCAACACGGTTTGCCTGATGGCGCAGTTGAAATTTCCGAAGATCAAAAAAATGGCCTTATGAACAAATCTATGAAATTTGAAAATGAAAAGGTGGTTCCAGCATGAGCCTAACAAAAGTAACTAATTCGATGATCGAAGCAGCACCAATCAACGTGCTGGATTACGGTGCTGTTGGTGATGGCACGACTGACGACACGGCGGCCATTCAAGCGGCTATAAATGCTGCTTCAGCAGCAGGTTCAACTACTCGAAAAATAAGAGTGCCTTATGGTGCGGCTGGCATTTACAAATTGACCAATGCTGTGTTTTTCAACACCGCTGGCGTTACGATGGAGTGGGATAACAACAACATCGTTTTTAAGAAGTTTTACGGAACGCTTGGTTCCGTTGCGCCTGGCACTGCAAACTGTATTGTTGTTAACGCTGCCTACATTACGCTAATTAACCCTGGCATTGATGGTAACGGCGCAAACTTTGGTGGCTCTGGTATTGCATATAACCGTTCAGACACTTATTTCACTTTTGGTTGCAGCATCATTAACCCGAAGATTAAAGATACTCGTGACTCATGCGTTGTATTTGCTGGCCCTCGCGGCGCGCCTGATATTGTGATTAATGGCGGCAGCATGACTACTTGGCAAGACCCTGCATTTGCTGGCGCGTCAAGTTCAGGTTTTCCAGCAATTCGTATTGTTGGCGCAGTTGACGGTGACACATCGCCCCGTGTGTTTACAAACATTACTGCCTCATCGACTATTCTGCTTGACGCAACAGGCATGAATACATTCAAAATGTCTAATTGTTTTACCGGAACAATTCTGTATCAAGGCAATCCAGACGTAACAGGCGGTACAGACCCATTTAAAACTGGTGAAAGTGCTGTTGTTAACACATATATTCGTGACGGTATTGTTATTGCTGGATTTGAGAACAGCGTTGAAAACAGCTTGTCGCATGGTTATGCACCTTTGACTTGGACAGCATACGGCGGAACTCCCGCTACATTTTCAACTTATGGGTGGGAAATAAGCTCAAACAGCCAATTATGTAAATTGGGGCCAACCAATGTTGTAACGAAAGGAATTATTGACAGAAGTCCACAAGGCGTTGCTATAAAACTTCTTTCTTCTTTATATGAGGTTGAAACAGTATTCACAACGTCATGGGTAGGAAGTTCAGTAAATCCTTCAATAGGTAACGGAAATATAAATTGCGCCTACGATTCAATTGGTCAATTTATCAACTTTCGCATGACGCTGACATTTGGAAGCACTACAACACGCGGCACGGGTGATTGGTCATTTACTATCCCTCGTTGGTGCAATACAACTACCCCTTCTATAGGTAATTGGACTGGTTTTTTACCAGGCATTGGTCGGTTTTCTGGCTATGTAGTGCTGACTTTTACAGGGGCAACACACAGAATTTCTTTGCTGGCAACAGACGGTGCAACTGTGATTGGCAGCGCATCCCCTGCATCTATCCCTTCGGGTTCAACAATTAATGTTCAATTTTTATATCTTCGTGGTTAAAGGAATAAATTATGTCAATTACTTATAAATGGTCAATTAGTAAATTGCGTGTTGAACAACAAAGTAATAAATCAAATGTTGTTGTCAATGCTGAATGGCGTTTAGAGGGTACAGACGGGGAACTTACTGCTGCTGCTGCTGGTCATTGTGATTTTGTGCTTGGCGGTAGGTTTACAGAATTTAGCCAATTAACAGAAGAACAAGTCCTAGATTGGTGCTTTGCCCCTAAAGAAATTACCTTGGTAGACAGAGAAGGCATTACCACTACTTTTACCAAGCTTCTCAAAGACGAAGGTGAAGCACAGGTAGCTGGACAGATTGAGCGAATGTTAGCTCAGAAAGCTGCTGAACCAGCTTTGCCTTGGGCACAAATTCAAGCATACGTCTGAAGTAATTGCTGCTTACCAAGCGGCCCAAATTCCAGCATAATGCTGAAAACACGTACTGGTGCGTTCACCAGGGATTCTATGGAATCGAAAAATGTCAGAAGAAAACCTAGCGGAAGTTGAAACCGCGCCGGAACAGGTGGCAACGGCTGCACCTGAAACTGAAGTTAAAGCGCCGGAAGCAGAAGCACCCAAGACATTCTCGCAAGAGGAACTTGATGCAGCTATTGGAAAACGCCTCGCAAGAGAGCAACGAAAGTGGGAACGGGAACAAGCACAGAAGGTTGCGGAAACGCAAACTTTGAGGGCTCCGGCAGCACAGTCTGTCGATCAGTTTGAAACGCCAGAGGCTTACGCCGATGCGTTGGCCTATCAAAAGGCCGAGCAACTGATCGCGCAGCGCGAAGCGGCCAAGCAGCACTCGCAAGTTCTTGAGAGTTATCACGACAAGGAAGAAGAAGCCCGCGCTAAGTACGATGACTTTGAACAAGTCGCGTACAACCCCAAGCTGCCGATTACGGACGTGATGGCCGATACGATTCGGTCTTCGGACGTTGGGCCTGAGTTAGCTTACTACCTCGGAACTAACCCCAAAGACGCAGAGCGTATATCTCGCCTAGCCCCGCTTGCACAGGCAAAGGAAATTGGAAAGATTGAGGCCAAATTGGCGTCTGATCCACCAATGAAACGTACAACATCCGCGCCAGCGCCGATTTCGCCTGTCACTGCCCGATCCACTGGATCACCGGCCTATGACACTACTGATCCCAGGTCTACCAAGACCATGACGGATTCGCAGTGGATTGAAGCCGAACGCAAACGACAGATGAAAAAGTGGGAAGCGCAAAACCGCTAACTTTTTTAAGGACTTTTTTTCATGTCTAATAGTATCCTAACCATTGATATGATTACCCGGAAGGCTCTCGAAATTCTCGAGAACAACCTGGTACTCACTCGTAACGTAAACCGTCAGTACGACGACAGCTTCGCTGTAAGTGGTGCCAAGATTGGTTCTACTCTGCGTATTCGTCTGCCCGACCGCGCTTTGGTGACCGACGGTGCCGCCCTGCAAGTTCAGGACGACAACGAGCAGTTCACCACTTTGTCTGTCGCCTCGCAAAAGCATATCGGCGTGAACTTCACTTCCGCTGAATTGACCATGCAATTGGACGACTTCGCAGAGCGTGTGTTGAAGCCTCGTATCAGCCAGTTGGCCTCCAGCATTGATGCTGATGTCGCCAATGCGTACAAAACCATCGGTAACACTGTCGGCACCCCCGGCACGACTCCTTCGACTTCTTTGGTGCTGTTGCAAGCCCAGCAGAAGCTGAACGAGAACGCCGCTGTAATGTCGCCTCGCTATGCAACGGTTAACCCCGCTGCTAACGCTGGTTTGGTTGAAGGTATGAAAGGCTTGTTCAATCCTACCGACACCATCAGCAAGCAATTCCGTAACGGCATGATGGGCACTGGCGTGTTGGGCTTTGATGAAGTCAATATGTCTCAGTCGATCAAGCAGCACACTACTGGTTCGCGCAGCGCTACTGCTTCTACTTTGGTTAAGACCCCCGGCGTTACTTCCGAAGGTTCTTCAACCATTCTGTTGGAGCAAGGTTCCGTTTCTACGACCATCAAGGCTGGTGACGTGTTCACAATCAGCGCCTGCAATGCTGTCAACCCACAGACCCGTGAAACCACTGGTTCTTTGTTCCAGTTTGTAGCCTTGGCTGACGCCACTGCTTCGTCTGGTACTTGGACTGTGACCGTTGCGGCTATGTACTCGGCTGCTCACGCGCTGGCTACTATGGATGCTCTGCCTGCAACTGGCGGCGTTGTGACCTTCGTGGGCACCGCTTCTACTGCTTACGCACAGAACTTGGTCTACCACAAGGACGCCATCACGTTTGCTACCGCTGACTTGTTGATGCCTCAAGGTGTTGACATGGCTGCCCGTGCAGTTCATAACGGTATCAGCTTGCGCGTTGTTCGTCAGTACGACATCAACAACGACCGTATGCCTTGCCGTATTGACGTGCTGTATGGCTTTAGCACCATTCGTCCACAGATGGCTTGCCGCATCTGGGGTTAAATTGAATGCCCCTTCGGGGGCTTCATTTCGTAACATTTTTTAAGGAAATTTATCATGGCTTTACCTAATGGCGCAGGCGGTTACCAAGTTGGTGCAGGCAACCGTCAAGAAACTATCATGGGCGCAATGGCCGCCCCTCAGACAGCTACGGCTACTGCAACCCTAACGGCAGCGCAAATTGTCAATCAGATGCTGGTGGCTAACCCCAGTGGCACTGCGGCAGTTTATACGCTTCCTACAGGCGCGTTGATTGACGTTGCTGTTCCTAACGCTACTGTTGGTAGCACCTTTGACGTGGCAATTGTCAACATCGGCACTAGTTCCGGCACGGTAACTTTGGCTGCAAGCACTGGTGTAACGGACGGCGGCAACGCTTTCGTTGCTATCGCTGTGACATCTAGCCAGACGTTCCGCTTCCGTAAAACCGGCGACGGTACTTACGTTGTGTATAACTTGGGCTAAACCGAATGGGGCTTCGGCCCCGTTCTTTAAGGAAACAATATGCCAAATACCAAATCAATTGGTGTCGCTTATGAAGACCAGCAACTTGATGCTGCGGTGATGGGTAAAGCAGGAGGTACTGCCGGATTTTTCGGTGCCACCCCTACTAACCAACTCGCGGCGCTCACTTCGCTGAACTTCTCGACCCTCACCACTGCAAGCGTCGGCGCTTTGACCACCGCTCAGATTTCTGCCCTGCAAACTAATGTCAATGGCATTATTTCTGGCCTGAAATCTTTGGGAATCATGGCTTCGTAAACGAAAGGGAAGGGGGCCACAAGCCCCCTTTTCAATATGAATATTTATCTATCTCACCCTGTTCATGGCCGCAAAGTAGCGACGATGGAACTAGAAGCAGCCTACGATGAAACAAAAGGCTGGACACGATATACTCTGGATACGCCCGAAGTCTCCGAGGCGGCTCCTGTTAACGCACTGGAAGTAAAGCGCCGTCGTAGAAACGAACCCGAAGGAGCCTAGTCATGGCAACATACACCGCTGGCGATCAGATTAACCGAGCGCTTCGATTGCTTGGCGTGTTGGCCGAAGGCGAGACTACCTCTGCGTCAGTGTCGCAAGACTCCCTGACAGCGCTCAATCAAATGATTGATAGCTGGAATACCGAGCGGCTGTCGGTGTTCAGCACCCAAGATCAGATGTTCACTTGGCCCGCTGGCTTCATCAACCGCACCCTTGGCCCAACAGGCGACTTTGTAGGCAACCGCCCAATTTTGCTGGATGACGCAACCTACTACCGCGACCCAGGCACTAACGTCAGCTTTGGCATCAAATTTATCAATCAACAGCAATACGATGGTATTGCTGTTAAGACGGTAACTTCAACGTACCCACAGGTTATTTTTGTCAACATGACATATCCTGATATTGATATGTTCATCTACCCCAAACCCACACGGGACTTGGAGTGGCACTTTATCAGTGTTGAAGAGTTGACCCAGCCCGCCAACTTGGCGACCAACATCCTGTTCCCGCCTGGCTACCTACGTGCCTTCACTTACAACTTGGCTTGCGAGATTGCCCCTGAGTTTGGCGTGGAGCCCAGCCCCCAAGTTTCCCGAATTGCTATGACCAGCAAGCGCAATCTGAAGCGCATCAACAACCCTGATGATGTGATGTCAATGCCTTACGCCATTGTGGCGACTCGGCAGCGGTTTAACATCTACGCTGGTAATTACTGATGAAAACGCCGATTCTTGGATCGGCCTACGTTGCCCGCAGTATCAATGCTGCGGACAATCGCATGGTCAACCTGTTCCCCGAAGCCATCCCCGAAGGCGGCAAAGAGCCGGGCTTTCTGAACCGTGCCCCTGGCCTTGAGTTTCTACAGACCGTGGGCACCGGCCCAGTTCGGGCGTTATGGGCGCACCAGACCAACGGCAGCGACTTCTATGTGGTCTCTGGCTCTGGCGTTTACAAACTGACCGGCCTGACCGCCACACCTACCCTGTTAGGTACTTTAACCACCAGCAGCGGCCCCGTATCTATTGCGGACAACGGCACGCAAATATTCTTTGCTACCAATCCTGATGGGTTTATTTACAACGAAACCACCAACGTGTTCGCGCAGATCACAGACCCAGATTTTGCTGGCGCTGTGACGGTGGCCTACCTTGATGGGTACTTTGTTTTCAACCAACCCAATAGTCAGATCATTTGGGTGTCGCAATTGCTGGATGGGCAGTCAGTTGACCCGTTGGACTTTGCCAGCGCCGAAGGGTCTCCTGACGGTGTGGTGGGGCTCATATCCGACCACCGTGAACTGTGGGTGTTTGGTACTGATTCAGTGGAAGTTTGGTATGACGCTGGCGGCGCTGACTTCCCCTTACAACGCATCCAAGGCGCGTTTAATGAGATCGGCTGCGTGTCAGCGTCCTCAATCGCCAAACTGGACAACGGTTTGTTTTGGTTGGGCACCGACGCCCGTGGGCAGGGCATCGTCTACCGCGCTAACGGCTACACCGGCGTTAGGGTTTCTACCCATGCCATTGAGTACGCGATTGCCCAATACGGCAACATTTCGGACGCGATTGCGTACACATACCAGCAAGAGGGCCATGCCTTCTATGTGCTGACGTTCCCCAGCGGCAACGCCACTTGGGTTTACGATGTGTCTACTCAAGTCTGGCATGAACGTGCCGGTTTTGACAACGGCGACTTTATGCGGCACCGCAGCAATTGCCAATGCAATTTTGGTGGCAACATCATTGTTGGTGATTTTGAGAACGGCAACATCTACCGGTTTGACTTGGATGTGTACGCTGACAATGGCGGCATTCAAAAGTGGTTGCGCTCATGGCGGGCGCTGCCGACCGGCCAAAACAATCTTAAGCGCACAGCGCACCACAGCCTGCAACTTGATTGCGAAACAGGCGTGGGGCTTAACGACGGCCAAGGCAGCGATCCACAAGTAATGTTGCGCTGGTCAGATGACGGCGGTCATACCTGGAGCAATGAGCATTGGTCGCCAATTGGCAAAATTGGTGCGTATGGTCACCGAACCTTTTGGCGTCGTCTGGGTATGACTTTGAAACTGCGTGACCGGGTCTATGAACTTTCAGGCACTGACCCCAATAAGATAGCCATCATGGGCGCTGAATTGATACTTAGCCCAACTAACGCATGACTATTGGCAACGAAACCCAGATCACGCCCCCACGGGTGCCGATTATTGACGCACGCACAAACGCAGTGTCGCGTGAATGGTATCGTTGGTTTTACAGCCTGTACAACATTTTAGGTACAGGGACGGGGATTATCCCCGTCACTTCGGGCGGCACTGGCTTGGGCACAATCCCAACTAACGGCCAACTGTTGATTGGCAACGGCACAGGGTATTCCCTTAACACATTGGGCACTGGCGTAGGTATTTCAGTCACCAATGGCTTGGGCACAATTACGGTTGCCAACACTGGTGTACTGACCAATATTGCAGGCACTGGCATTTCGGTGTCCGGCGCTACAGGTAACGTAACAATTAGCAACACTGGCGTTTTAAGCTGGTCGGGGGGCACTACAGGGCTTACCCCCGCCACAGCTACCACGGGCGCAGTTACGCTTGCTGGAACGCTTGCAATCGCCAACGGCGGCACAAACGGCGCGGCCACACCTACGGCGGGTGCGGTGGCTTACGGCACGGGCACAGCGTATGGTTTTACCGCTGCTGGCACGGCGGGGCAAGTGCTAACTAGCGCGGGGGCTGGCGTACCTACATGGACAACAAATGCTGGCGGCGACGTTACAGGGCCAGCATCATCAACTGACAACGCCATTGCGCGGTTCGATGGAACTACCGGCAAGCTGATCCAAAACTCTGTCACCACTATTGATGACACGGGCAACGCCAGTGGCATCTTGTCTCAGCAGTTCAGCAATGGCGCGGCTGTCACTCTTGCCGCAGGCAAGATGTGGTACGACGGTTCCACAGGTGCTTGGAACTTGGGCATGGGTAATGGAAACATCACCCAGCAAGTTGGCGAGGAGATTTTTGTCTATGGCAAAGCATCTGCGGCCATCACAGACTCACCCCTTCAGATTATCTATCACACAGGCGTTGTAGGGGCCAGCGGCGTCATTCAATTTGCACCTACGATTGCGGGGATTACGGATGCCAATGCAATTATAGGTATAGCTACTGAATCCCTGGCGCACAATGATTTTGGACGCGCTACGGTGTTTGGTGTGGTTCGTGGCATTACAACTAATGGCACTGCTTTTGGGGAGACTTGGGCCGACGATGATGTCATCTGGTACAACCCAGTAACCGGCAACCCTACCAAAGTCGAGCCTGTTGCACCCTACATCAAGGTGCAAGTTGGCCTTGTCATTAAAGCAGGCGCAGGCGGTTCTGGGTCTTTCCAAGTTAATATTGCTCGTGGCTCTACGCTTGGTGGAACAGATTCCAACGTGCAGTTTGGAACATTGGCTAATACTGACTTGATTCAGTACAGCACATCACTAGGCTATTGGACAAACGTCACCCCCGCGTCAGTCATCAATGCGGCTACCGGAGCGCCGGTCACCAAGACGGCTAATTTTACGGTGGCGGCAAATGAAACTTGGCTTATCAACAACAAGTCCGGCTCGACTTGCACAGTTACGCTTCCCGCTGCCGCCAGTTGGACGGGCCGGTACATCACGGTCAAGAATATGCAGGCCCAGGCGGTCAACTCGGCGTCCAGCAACATTGTGCCGATTGACAGCACCAGCGCCGGTACGGCGATTTTGCTGGGTGTGGTGGGAAATTGGGCGACAATGGTGTCAGATGGCACCAATTGGATTATTATGCAGGCTGCGTCTAACAACAACTTGTTGCTGGAGTAACAGATGAACGATGTCGCCCCGCCGCTTGAATTAATGCGCCAAAAGGTTGAGGCACTGCAAACAGCCGTGGCCCAAATGCCGCAGTACGAGCCAATTACCAAGCATACGTTTCATGGCGGAATGTATTGCCGCGAAGTGTTTCGTCATGCCGGAGTGTTGGTAGTAGGCAAAGTTCACAAGAAAGAGCATTTCTATTTGATTGTTGGCGGCACGGTAATGATTACGACCGATGATGACGTTCAGTATGTAACCGGCCCACAATTACTGTGCAGCAAACCGGGCACCAAACGGGCGGTTTACGCCGAGACAGATACGCTGTGCATGACTTTTCACCGAGTAGAATCCGATAATGTAGATGACGCTGAAGCTGAATTAGTTGAAGATGACCCAACGTCTATGTACGCAATCGGCAACCAAGTTAAAGCGAAGGAGTTGACATGACATTCTGGGTAGCAGGCGCAATGATAGTAGGTGGCGGTATTTCCGCTTATGGTGCCAACAGAGCCGCCGAAACACAAGCCGGTGCGGCTAGAGAATCGGGAGCCATCCAAAGTGATGTTGCTGACCGGCAGCTTGCATTGCAAAGGCAACAATATGAGGAAAGCGTCCAACGTCAAAAACCTTTTCTCACCGCAGGCACCAATGCTTTGGCAAGAATGCAAGCTGGTGAATTTGCTCAACCTGGCGCGTTTAGTTTTGGAGTAAAAGATTACCAAGCTGACCCTGGGTATGCGTTTCGCCTGTCCGAAGGCCAAAAAGCACTTGAGCGATCCGCAGCCGCTCGCGGGGGTTTAATCTCTGGTGGGGCGCTAAAAGCGGCCACTAGGTACGGCCAAGACATGGGGTCGCAAGAATATCAAAACGCCTATAGCCGCGCCCTTACAGGTTATAACGCTAATGTGGCAAGGTCTGATACGGGCTACAACCGTCTAGCGGGCATGGCCGGTGTTGGGCAAACTACAGGCCAACAATTAGGTGTGGCGGGTCAAAATTACGCAACCGGCGCATCTAATATTTTAGGTAACTACGGCCAAGGTGCAAGCAATGCGCTTATGGCCGGAGGTCAAGCCACGGCGGCGGGTCAGATGGGCATGGCTAATACATTGGCAGGCGGTTTGCAAACTGGCGCAAGTGCGTACCAAAACCAGCGAAACTTTACTGATTACCTTAATAGCCGGAACCAAATGGGCCCGCCTATTTCCGCGATGAATTATTAAGCATAGGATAAATCATGGCCGATTTAAACGCACTTATCGCGCAGGGGTATCAGTTCCAAGCGCCTCCTGACCCGTTTGTTCAGTACGGGAAGATGCAGCAGTTGCAGCAGGGTGAGCAAGTAAATCAATTGAATCAAATGAAGATGCAAGAAGCGCAAATGGCGGCGGTAGAACGCAATGCGTTACGCGGTCTTGACCCAACGTCGCCTACTTACTTAACTGACGTTACAAAAATCAATCCAAAATTAGGTTTTGAATTTGCTAAGTCTCAACGAGACGCCAAGACCGCAGGTACTGAAAGCGAAATTAAAAGTACCAAATTGGTGGCTGACAAACTGGCGCTGCTGCCCGAAGCCTACAAAATGGCGGATACGCCAGAAGCGTATTTAGCAGTGCATAAATCTATACACGCTGACCCCGTGCTTGGGCCTTACCTTCAGAGCTTAGGTGCAACACCAGAAAAAGGATTAGCGCAAATACAAGAGGCAGTGCGGACGGGTAAGTTTGACCAGTTGCGTATGGGCTCAATGCAAAGCGTCAGCCAAATGCTTGATAGCATGAAGCCTGTTGTAGTGGGTGCTGGTAGTTCGGTATATGACCCTACTAAAGGAACATTTAACCAAGCACCGGCTGCGCCAGCAGCGGCAGTTAAACCACCAGAAAAACTAGAGATAATGCGTGCATTGGGCTATTCAATGGACGCCGCTGGCGACGCAGCTTACGAAGCGGCTAAACGCGCGGCGCCTACTGTCGCCGCGCCGCCTGCTGAAATTTCAACCATGAACGCTTTGGGTATTCCGGTAACACCTGAAGGTTTTGTGTATTTTCAACAACTCAAAACCAAACCTGTTGTAGCGGAGTCGCCTTTAGCTAAATTACAAAGGGAGATGGATGCATTGCCCCCAGGTGACTCACGCCGCGCGCAATACGTGGCGGCAATTAACAAAGAAATTACTCGCGCACCTGCCCCTGTAGTTAATATTTCTAACGTGCAAGAAAAAGCAGAAGCTGCTGACTACGGCAAACTTTTGGTCAAAGACTATGACGCAGTAAAAGCATCCGCAAGTCTGGCCCAAAAATCAATGCCTGCAATTGAAAGCAATCTTGCTATCCTAAACAAAGGTTTCTCAACAGGCTTTGGCACTGAAACCGTAGCCGCAGGCGCTAAAGTGTTGGGCGCGTTGGGTGTCAAAGACGCTGAAAAATACGCGGCCGATTCACAAACGTTTCTTGCTAACGCCAGCGCAGCGGTGTTACAACGTCAATTGGAGCAGAAAGGCCCGCAAACTGAAGCAGACGCCCAGCGCATCACGCAAACCGGCGCTCAACTTGGCAACACTAAAGCCGCAAATGAGTTTGTGCTTAAAGTTGCTAAGGCTCAACTTAAACGCGACATTGAACAACGTGATTTCTACGCTAACTGGCGCGATAAAAATCAAACGTTTAACGGCGCGGAAAACGCTTGGAACACTGGCCCAGGTAGCAAATCGCTGTTTGAACGCCCAGAACTTAAAGCATACGCCGCTGGGCCTAACGTAAAAGAAGTAGCCCCTGATAGAACTAAAGGGTTAGACAAAATTTTTAAAGGGCCACGTTAATCATGGCCGATCAATTCCGCGATCAAATTAATACAGCGCGCCGTGCGGGGTATAGCGACGATGAGCTTATCGGCTATTTGAAAGATAAAGACCCTCGCGTTACTGAAGCGCTAACCCAAGGCTACAAACCCAACGAAATTCTTGAGTACCTTGCACCCGCTCTATCAATGGGTGAGGAAGCCGTGCGTAAAGTTGGCGTAGGAATTCGTGGGGTTAGCGAGGCGCTTGCGCCTGTTGCGGCTGGCGCGGGTACGGGCTTTATGCTTGGTGGCCCTGTCGGCGCTGGTGTAGGCGCATTAGCGGGCGGTCTAGCAGTTCCTGCTAGCGATTTGTTAGTCCAAGGTTACAACAAATTAGCTGGCGGCAATCTTCGCAGCCCGTCACAAATTATTTCTAATATGCTCCCCGGCCCCCGCGCCGAAACGCCTGTTGAACGAGTTGTGCAAAGCAGCGCTGGCGCGTTGGGCGGCACACTTGGCGCTGTTGGCGGCGGGCGGGCAATTGTTAGCGCTGCCGATGCGGGGCTCCCTGTTTCCCAAGGCGCTTTAGCCGTAGGCCAAGAAGCGGCTCGTCGTCCAATAGGCCAGCTAGTTGCAGCGCCTATTGCTTCTGCAACTGGGCAAGGTGTAACGGAAGCAACTGGAAGTCCTTTGGCAGGGCTTGCGGCTGGTGTAGCCACAGGGTCAGCGGCGGGTTTGCGGCCCACTAAACGCGGCGCGGTGCCCACGGCAGAAGAATTGTTGGCTCAATCCAAAGCCAACTATGAGGTTTTAGATAAGTCAGGTTTTCAACTTGACAATAGTTTGTTTAAGCAGCACATGGCTTCGCTTCCGGCCAAACTTCGATCTGATGTGGGTTATGTCGAGTCTATAAACCCCAAAGTGGCAGGTGCGTTTAAAGAACTTTTGTCGGACGCCCCTAAAGATGTGGCTGAAATTACAGCTTTGCGAAAAATTATTGGCGGCGCGGCGGGTAGCGCGGATAAATCCGAACGCATGGTAGCTATGAAATTGCTTGATGAATTCGACACGTATGTGCTTAAC